ATGATAGGATTTAACCAACGTTATGCAACAGATGGCGCAAACTTGGATAAGTCAGCAACAAACGGTATGGCAACAATTGACATGAATATAAGGACTCCCGCTATGAACACAGGGGGCCTAATTATGCTGACTATGGAAATTGTACCGGAACAACTCTGGGAACGTAAGAAAGATTATTTCTTATATACAACAGATCCAGATACGTTACCTAACTATCTGTCTGATGTATTAGACCCAGAAAAAGTGGCAGTTGTAAAAAATGACCACGCTGACGTAAACCACGCAACACCAGATGGAACATTTGGTTACGCACCACTCAATCATGAGTGGCAAAGAGATGCCGTAAACGTAGGTGGTAAATATTACCGCCCTGCAAATGACGCATTTGACGAAGATCGCGCCAAAATATGGACAGCAGAAAGTACAAATCCAACATTAAATGAAGACTTTTATTTATGTTCAGGTTTGCACAAAAAAGTATTTGCTGACCAGGTAAGCGACAGTTTTGAAATTACATGTCTATCGGACATGCAAATTGTAGGAAACACCGTATTCGGTGCAGGTCTACAAGAAACTGACGCAACAAGCGATTACGACGTTATTACTTCACAAGTTGATTCCTCACGTATCGTGAAGTGATAAAAAGCAGGGGAGTCCTCCCCTCCCCTGCTCATTTTAAAAAGGAAAAAAGAAAATGAATAGAATAAAACACGGCAACGTTAACAAATGGACAGCTACAAAAGCAGGACAAGTGATTGAGTTTGCATCAAGCAAACCAAGACACGTAAAGTTTGAAATTACAGCTAATTCAAACATTGAAATTTGGGTAGCAGACAATAATAAAATGTCTGATGCCGTATTGGTGGGAACATCAAACGGAAAAACCGAAATTCAATATACAGCTCCTGCAACAACATATGTGCAAATAAAAGCTGAAAAATCAGCTGATGTATTTGTAAATATTCCAGACTTGGATCAAGCAGTTAAAAATACAGATAATCCAAGTTTTACATCGATAGAGCCACGCGTAAATAATTCAACAGAGTTTGATCGAATGGTACAATTTATGAAACACAATGAGCAACAACGCAACGCACAGTTAGAGGCCGAAAGAGCCGCATTAAGAGCTGAAGTTGCAAAAATTAAAGCAGAGGCGGAAACAGTAGTTGAAGCGTCAGTAGAGGCAGAAGTAGAAGATGTTGGAGAAACCACCGAGTAAGTTTCTACGTTGGATACGGTTTATAGACCGTATCCAATTTTGGCACCGTGATGAACTGGTGCATAAAACACACGTAGAAGCCGCAAGATCATTAGCAGAACCTAATGCATCAAAATTACTCTGGGTTAAAATTCAGCAGACAGATAACGATTATGTAGGGGTACACCCTGATATAATCGAGTTTTGGAAAGCATTTTCTAAAGCAATGAAGCGACGGAATATACCAATCCGAGCGTTTGAATTTGTACGATCTGCAGAACGACAACAAGAGTTATACGACAAAGGCAGAAGCAAAGCATCTGCAGGATTTGGTGCGCACCAATATGGAATGGCCGTGGATATAATTCACGCCACACGCGCATGGCAATTAAGCAAAAAAGAATGGGACTGTATAGGAGCAGTCGGCAAAGAAATAGCGCGTAAAAGAAATATAAAATTAGATTGGGGCGGAGATTGGAATTTCTACGATCCCGCACACTGGGAACTAGACAATTGGCAAGACCAAATCAAATAAAAAACAGTAAGTTGAATAACTTACACGAGGCAAACGGAACGGAAACTCCAAGTATTGGAGTTCCGTTTGCCGACCATATATCCCCTACCCTTGTTAAGATATGCATTTAGTGACACCAAACTACAGGAACAGCAGTAAATTATGTGCATAGCACCAACAAAATTAGATGATGGGACGGAAGTTGGGTGTCGCGAATGCTGGCAATGCCGAAAACGTAGAGTTAACGATTACGTTGGAAGATGCATTGCCGAAAGTAAGTTTTCAAAAAAAACTTACGCAGTAACATTAACGTATGACGGAGATCAGGGCGTTAATGCAGTAACGTTAATTTATAAAGACGTTCAGGATTTTCTTAAAAGACTGCGTAAAAAACATAAATGTCGTTACATAGTCACTGGAGAATACGGAAGTGCAAAAGGACGATCACATTGGCATATAATACTATTCTTTAAGGATAGTTGGCCAGAAGTGACGTCAAATAAAAGGGTAGATTGGAAATATTGGAAACATGGGTTTAGCTATTTTCAAGAACCCGATTGGAAAGGTTTTGAATATTGCCTTAAATATGTTCTGAAAGATCAGACATCAAGGCAAAGTGATAGCCATTTGGCTATGAGCAAAAAACCTCCATTAGGACACGAGTTTTTTCAACAATTAGCGAAGCAATATGTTGAACAAGCACTCGCACCGCAAACATATTTTTATAAGTTTGGGGATGTGAGAGATTATAAAAACAGAGAGAAAGGGTTTATGATGCAAGGCAAAACAAGAGAAAATTTCATGGAAACTTTTGTCAACGAGTGGGAAGACAAATATTCACACGAACCGTTATCGGAATTAGTAACAGATTACTACGACGATATAACGGAAATAGAGTACACAGACGAAGAAATGTACGAACGCCTACATTATCAACCTGTAAAATATGTAGAACCTTGGATTGAAGGCCAAGGAGACGGAATATTTAAAGATATACATATGGTGGAAGCAACATATGACGGAATACCAATAGTATATTGGGAAGACGAAAATAAAACAGGATTGCAAATACTAACGGAGAATGACGAATGGCACGAAAAAAGACCAGAAGTAATAAAAACAATAAAACAAGGACAACAAATACAACGACGGCGAACCTACGCCGAAGTACAGTACGCGGAATTGGACGGGGAATAGAAATATACAGTCCACCCGTTGAACAACGGGAGCGAACGGCTACAGCACCGCCTGAACAGGCTCTAGCGAAGCGGAAAAAATCCCCCAAAAACTTTAGGGTCAAGGACTTGCGGATAAGGTGCAAAGATAGACCAAAGAAAAACACCCCTACTGGGGGGTCAGGGTCTAAAAAAACATATGTTCCTTGGTGTTAAAAGTAAAAAAATGACACATTTTTAAAAAAAGGGCTTTACAAATCAAAAAGTATAAAGCTATAAAAACGTATGGGTCAACACAATGAGTCTCAATCTGATAACATAATATATATTATCGGCCATTGAGCAGTTAGACCCTTCTAAATAAGAAGGAGTAAAAATTGCAAATCTTATTAATTAAACAAATCTTAAAACCGATTATCACTAGATGTGGTACTATGCTTGGCGCGTCGCTTGCGGGCGCAGGAATTGCAGTTGGTACAACTGAAAGTATCGTTTTGGGATTTACCGCACTAGCGGGAGTATCGATCGACCTCATTACACGGAGGTGGATCAAATGAAATTAAAAGACATCATTATAGCAACAGTAGCGGGAATAGTAATGGGTTTAGCCCTATTCTCGGACACGTTGTTAAACGCGGGAGTAATATAATATGGGAATAGGTTCACAATTCCGTAAATTAGGAAGAGAATTTGAAGATATATCAAGGCGAGGAGCAAAATATACATTAGCCGCAGGCGGCGCAATGATGGGCGGAGCCGCAGGAGCAAAAGCAGGATACCAAATTGGTAGCGCTTTTGACGACAGAAAACCACAAGCACAACAATCTGGAACTGATTTAGGTAAACTAAGAAGTGAAGCAACAGCAAACGGATTTAATCCGTTAACAGTATTAAGAGCAACAGGTGGACAAGGATTTTATAGAGATCAAGTCCCAATGGGACGTTTAAGCTCAGATGCATTTTTTAATGCATTTGATGCTTATGAAAGTGTTCAGCAAAAAAACACACCTGAAGAACCAGTAAATCCATATAAACCAATGGATGAATTTTTAGACCCAGAACTTAAAATTGACGGTACAAAACGTTATTTTAAGAAAAAAGATGGAACAGATACAGAAATAGAAATTGGAACTAATTTACTCGATTTGTCATTTGACCAAATCATGCAAATACGCGCTGAAGATTTTGAAGAGCAGTACGGAGATTTAGCACAAATTGTATTTGGCGTAATTAGATTAGGTTCAGATATTGTAGATGTAACTAAGCAAAAAGCCGCAATAAAAAAAGCAATAGAAAAGCATAAAAGACGAAACGTACACACAGGTGCAGGCGATAGATCAGGAATTATAATTAAATCAAAATTACCTGAAGTAAATTTATTTAGTGATACATTAAAAACTTTAAATAAATCAAAATATAAAAATAAATCACACCCCAGAAATACAAATCGTGGCAATCACGGTGCCTTGGCGTCTCAATAATGTGCGCCAAGTGTAAAAAAATACGAAAAATTATAACCAAAATCATTGCAAGGAGAAAACGCAAATGAGAATGACTGAAATGATACCAAACTCACCTATTGCAGTACAGAAATCTGTACGAAGTGCCAAAG